GAGTAAATGCTAGACATATGTTTAAAGGTAATTCAATGTGGAATACAGCTCATGGAGTAGCAAAAGCAGCTCAAATGGGATGGAAAGACCATATACTTACTTGTGGACATACTCATGTATCAGGTTATCAAGTATTAAAAGATGCAGCTAGTGGACTTATTAGTCATGCATTACAAGTAGCATCATTTAAAATAATGGATAGTTATGCAGACAAACTTGGATTAGATGATAAGAATATCTTCAATGCTCCAGTTACAATCATAGACCCTTACTATGAAGATGATGATAATAGATTAATTACTACTATCTTTAATCCATATGAAGGTGCTAAGTTTTTAGAATATAAAAGAGAACAATGGAAAAAATCGAAACAGAAATAATTATAATACCAATACTTTCATATTGGGGATTAGCAAATAAAGGACCGAATCAACATTCACATCATCAAAAAGGTCGTAAATCACAAAGTTATAAACAATGGAAGTTTACTATAGATGGCAAATATAAATACACAGAACGTAAGCGAAGCTGAAGAAGCTCTAAAACTTGCATACACAGATTTAATAGCTTTTGGTAAATTATTTTTACCTGATGATTTTTTACGAAGCGAAACACCATTCTTTCATTACGAAGTTGCAGACTCTATAGATAACAAAGAAGTAAAGCAATGTGCTATTATTATACCACGAGGTCATGGTAAGACTGTTTTAACAAAAGCATCTATGTTAAAAGACTTTGTTTTCTGTAAAGACGATTTTCTTTTTTATGCTTGGGTATCTGCTACACAAAAATTAAGTGTAGGTAATATGGATTACATCAGACACCACTTAGAATTTAACGATAGATTAAAATATTATTTTGGAAATTTAAAGGGGAAAAAATGGACAGAGGAAGATATAGAGTTAAGCAATGGATGTAAACTTATTAGTAAAAGCAATGTCGCAGGAATCAGAGGTGGAGCGAAATTACACAAAAGATACGACCTCATCGTACTCGATGACTTCGAGCATGAAGCAAACACAATCACACAGGAAGCAAGAGATAAGAATGCTAATCTTGTTACTGCTGTTATCTATCCCGCTATTGAGCCTCACACTGGTCGTCTTCGTGTTAATGGCACTCCTGTACATTATGATTCTTTTATTAACAATCTTCTTAACAATTATGCAAAAGCTCAAAAAGAAAATAAAGAGTTTGCTTGGAAAGTAATTACATATAAGGCATTATTAGATAATGATACTCCTCTTTGGGGGTCTTTTTTTACAAAAGATAAATTACAAGAAAAGAAAAAATTCTATGCAGATAGTGGTATGCCTCAAAAATTCTTTCAAGAATATATGATGGAAGTACAATCTGAAGAAGATGCTATATGGAAAAGAGACCACATTAGATATTGGAATGGATACTTTAAAAACGAAGATGGTGTTAATTATATTGTAAAAGATGGTGACGATATACCAGTTAATACATTTATTGGATGTGACCCTGCTACAGATATTGATACTAAGCATGCTGATTATAGTGTTATAACTGTTATTGCTATTGACGCTAATAATGAATTATATGTTTTAGAATATGAAAGACATCGTAGTATTCCTACTATAGGCTCTAAGAATCCAGACACAGGAGACATCATAGGAAAGAAAGGTGTAGTAGATATTATTATAGAATTACATCAAAAATATAATTGCACATCATCTACAGTTGAAGATGTAGCAATGAATCGTAGTATATTTCAAGCAATGAATGATGAAAGAAGAAGACTAAATAAGTACGATATATCCGTAATACCACAAAAACCAGGCGGTACACAAAAACGAAATCGCATTTATTCTGGACTTTCTGCACGTTTTAGTACAGGAACTGTACATTTACGTAAAAATATGTTTGATTTAATTAACGAAATACTTACTTTCGGTCCTAAAATGGCCCATGATGATACAATTGAATCACTTTATTACGCACAAATACACGCATTTCCGCCAAGTATGAAAAAAAGTAAAGATAAAAAATCATGGTTTAAGCCAAAAAGAAAAGTTAAAAGTTGGTTAGTATCGTAAGGAGTATATATGCCTAAGTTTGGTAAAAGGTCAAAAGAACGATTGAGAGGGATAGACGCAAGATTAGTTAGTGTCTTAAATGAATTAGTTAAGATTATGGATGTTACAATCATTGAAGGATTACGGAGTGAGCAACGACAGGAAAAGCTACTAAAAGAAGGCTCAACTAAAACAAAGTTCAGCAAACACATTACAGGAAAAGCTGTAGACCTCGCTCCATATCCTATTGATTGGAAAGACAGAGATAGATTTCATTATATGGGTGGAATGATTAGAGGAATTGCTAAACAATTAAATGTCCCTGTTCGCTGGGGCGGCGACTGGGATGGCGATGGTGAGACTAAAGATAATAAATTTGATGACCTAGTTCATGTGGAGATTAGAGGATAATGGCAAGAGTAACTAAAAAAAATAAAGCACAGATAAATAAACAAATATGGGATAAAGTAAATAATTCCCATAGACATAGGTGGCAAAGTGTAAGTCAAAAAGGATATGATTTTTATCTAAACGAGCAACTTACAAAAGAAGAATTAACAATGTTGGAAGAATCTGGAATGCCAACATTTACTATAAATAGAATAACTCCTATTATAGAAATAATGAAATACTTTGTAACTGCTAATGACCCTAAGTGGAAAGCAGTAGGAGTAACTGGAGATGATACAGATATTGCTCAAGTACATGCTGATATAGCAGATTATTGCTGGTATTTATCAAATGGTAAGTCTTTATATAGTCAAGTAATATTAGACTCACTTACTAAAGGATTGGGTTATTTTCTTGTAGATATAGATAGAGATGCTGATAGAGGAATGGGAGAAGTTTGTTTTAAAAGACTTGACCCTTATGATGTATTTGTAGACCCTGCTAGTAGAGATTTTTTATTTAGAGATGCAAACTTTATTCAAATAAGAAAGAATATTGCTAGAGCAAGACTTATTAATATGTTACCACAATTTGAAGCAAAGATTAAAAAAGTAACTAAGGGTAGCGATGTAGTATCATATTCACAAAGAGATATTGATTTTACAGATAGTATTCAAGCAGAAGATTTGACATATGGTGTTAATATGGATGCTGAAGATGATGACATTGTGCCATATTATGAAACATATAGTAAGAAAAAATTTAAATATTACAATGTATATATAAAAGTTGAACCATCTCCTGCTCAATTAGATTTATTAAAAGAACAAATACAAGAAGCATTAGAGTCTTTTAGACAAGAAGTAGAAGTAGGTTTAATTGAAAAACAAATGCAAATTGAACAACAAGTTCAAGAAGGTGAAATAATTCCAGAACGAGCAAAATTAATGATTGAAAATTCTCAGAAAATGGCTGCTCAAGCAATTAAAGAAAAAGAAATGGAATTATTATCACAAGCTCAAGATGAAGCTACAATTATTAAACAACAAGTAATGTCAAATGCTGATTATAATATTTTAAAACAAAGTAAGGAAGTTCAAAAAAATATAGTAGATGCAATTGAATTTTATGAAAATAGAATTGTAAAGACTGTAAGTGTAGGAGATGATACATTTTTATATGAATCTATTATCCCTATAAGTGAGTATCCAATTGTTCCTATTCCATATATGTATACAGGAACTCCATATGCGATGAGTGCAGTAACCCCACTTATAGGTAAACAACAAGAAATAAATAAAGCACATCAAATAATGCTTCATAATGCAAATTTATCTTCTAATCTTAGATGGATGTATGAAGAAGGTTCGGTCCCTGAAGATGAGTGGGAAAAATATTCATCAGCGCCTGGAGCATTGTTAAAATATAGAAGTGGATTTTCTCCACCTACTCCAATACAACCAGCACCAATTAATAATGCATTCTTTACAGTTGTTCAACAAGGTAAATCAGATGCAGAATATATTAGTGGTGTACCAAGTGCGATGATGGGATTTTCTCAAGACCAAGCAGAAACATATAGAGGATTACTTGCTAATGATGAGTTTGGTACTCGTAGATTAAAAGCATGGATGAATAGTATTGTAGAACCATCACTTGAACATTTAGGTAGAGTATTTAAAATGTTAGCACAAAAACATTATACAGTTGAAAAAGTATTTAGAATTGTACAACCTGAAGCAAATGCTCAAGAAGAAAAAGAAGTAAGAATTAATATTAATATGTATAACGATTATGGCAAAGCTATAGGTAAATATAAAAATTATGCATCTGCAAGATTTGATGTAAGAATTATAGCAGGTGCAACATTACCATTAAATAGATGGGCATTATTAGAAGAATATTTTAAATGGTATCAAGCAGGATTAATTGATGATATTGCAATGTTAGCTGAAACAGATATTAGAAACAAAGATAAAATTGTTGAAAGAAAATCAATGTTATCTCAAATGCAAGGTCAATTACAATCTATACAAGGATTAATAAAAGAAAAAGATGGAACAATAGAAACACTACAACGTCAATTAGTACAAGCAGGTATTAAAATGAAAGTAGGCGACGCATCGAATGAAATACGAAAAGATGTTCTTGAAACTGAAGCACAACAAAAACTTCTAAGAGGAATGTTAAAAGTTGAGTTTCAGAAAATGAGAGACGAAATGAAAAACGACATGGAATCTACTAAGCAAGACGTTGCTCAAAACGAGCAATCTTAGTTATTGCATTTTAGATTTTATAGTTGCTAAATTAAAATAACCTTAAAATAGGAGATAGTATGTCAGAACAAGTAGGTAACGCTCAAGTAGCCCCCGAAAGTACAAACGTACAAGATGCAGTTATGAATAGCTCAAATGATTTTTTTGAATCATTAGATAGAGAAGTTAATGGCGGCATATTAGACGAACAACAACAACCAACCTCGGTACAAAGCGATAACACGCAGTCGAGCCCCAATGTAGAAGTTCAACCGCAAGATGACAACGAAGTCTTGCAAAAGCGATATAGCGATTCAAGTAGAGAGGCTAAAAGACTCAATGGTAAACTAAAAGAAATTGAGCCTTATATGCCTATTCTAGACGCTATGCGTGAAGACCCTAATTTAATTTCTCATGTAAGAAATTATTTTGAGGGTGGAGGTCAGGCCCCACAATCAATGAATCAACAACTGAATCTTGATGAAGATTTTGTTTTTGACCCTGATGAAGCATTTTCTAAACCTGATTCCGATTCTGCAAAAGTAATGGGTGCTACAAT